GAGAGAATTGAAAGAGTCGTTTATGATAATCCTGTACTAGAAGGTACACTAAGGATTGATGCACTACAATATAAAAAATATGGATGGAAACAAGTACCTTATAAAAAAGGTAAGACAATTAATGGTGTATATTATTCACACCATTTACCATCAGGTATTACAGGTCGTGCAATCTCAGGTGAAAATGTAGCAAGAAGTATTTTAAATAAACACAAAGTATCTGCAACTGTAGGTCACTGTCATTTATTTGATTATGCTATGTCTACATTACCTAGTGGTAAAAGATTACAAGCTTTATCTGCAGGTTGTTATTTAAATCATAGTGAAGCTTATGCTAAGGAGACTCAACACTTATGGTGGAGTGGTTTAATTGTAAAGTATAATGTATCTAATGGAGAGTATGATCTAGAAACTATGACGTACAATCAAGTGAGGAAGCTATATGGTTAATAAATCTTTTTTTGATGAGAAAGCCTTTTATCCTAAGAATGACGAGGTAAATTCACCTAAACATTATAAGCAAGGTAAAAGAGAAACTATTGAAGTTATACAAGACTATATGACTTCAGATGAATTTGTCGGATACTTAAAGGGTAATATTTTAAAGTATGTTGGCAGATTTAAATTTAAGGGAAAGCCATTACAGGATTTAGAAAAAGCTGAATGGTATTTAAACAAACTAATAAAGGAGGTTAAGACATGGGAGCAGTCAAAGAAGCAGTTATAGAAGTACAAGATGAAGTTGCAGGTTGTATTGAACAGGGAATGACAGCAGAAGAAACAATAAAATATTGTAGTGATTTGTTTCATAAGAAAGCTAATTCTAATACTTATTTAACTGATTCAAATTATGTTAAACAAGTATATGATGAATGGAGCATAGGAGAACTATAATGGAGAAGACATTTTTAATTACAACAACACAACTACAGGATATAATGAGATACTTAATGACTAGACCATATGCAGAAGTTGTAAAGCTTATGAATATGTTATCAGTATTAGAGCCATTAGATCCAAGATTAAGTAAAGAATTTGTAAAACAATCAAAAGGAGAGGACAATAGTGACGGACAAAAAGAAAGAACTACCAAAAGAAGTTAAAAAACATATTGGATTATTGTTTGAACTGAAGATTGGATTAAGCGAAGATAACCAAATTGTACTAGACTATGGGGGAAAACCTGTAGGTAAAATACGAGAAGCATTAAAAGGATATACATATCATGCAAATTTATGTGCGGCAATTATTAACCACTGTAACTCAGCAGGTAAAAAACTTGAAGACGATATTAAAAAATTACTACAATCAATATGAGTATAATATACTACACAATACTCTAATGAACTTACTAGAAAAATATTCTGGTAAATTTAGTAACTGGATTTGGAGAATAAGATGGGGTAAGAGATTACATCATAGTAAACTCCAAATAAAAAAGGCTCCCAAATAGGAGCCTGTCATACGTTGCCTTTGGGGGGAGTCACTATTTTGGCTCCCCTTTTTTATTTTAAGCCATACCTTTTTTATGTTTTTGTCCTTTGGGCGGGTCTTTCTTTGAACCTCCTGGTCCTGACCAAAACATTTTGTTTGCCCAGTACGCAGCACTTGTAGGTCCTTTTTTTATATTTTTAGAATGCCTAGCTTTAAAACTATTTCTAGCTTCTTTACTATAATTGTGACCCATTTTTTGATCACCAAATCTAATTATTTTAATATTACCATTATCATTAACAGCAACAACACCCTTTTTAGTAGGATGACTAGGTGTTCTTTTAGGTTTATTTAAACCAGTTAGTCCATATTTTTTAAGTTTATTTTTCTTTTGCTCTGTAGTTGAAGACATTATTTATTTTCCTTTTTACAATCACAATCATGTTTACATAAACATGGTATGATTCCAAATGTTTTACAAATTAATTCACAAATTTTATCTTTTATTTTTTTTAGCATTTTTCTTTTTACCTCTTAGCATAGCAAAATCTTTCTTTGTAAGCTTGCCATCTTTGTTTACGTCTAATTTATTTTGTTTACCTTTAGGTTTGTTTGCCTTCTTCTTTTTTGCAATTGCTATTGCAGCTTGTTGCTTTTTATTTTTACTATACATTATTATACCTTCCTATATTTTTTAACCTTCTTGGCTATGCCTTTAGGTTGTTTTACAAATTGTTTGCCTTTGGAGGTGCCCTTTCTTTTTGCAGCAGTAGTCCTCGCATACTCGGAAGCAGATAAAGCTTTTATAGCTTTTTCTGGTAAATACCTCTCTCCAGTATCCTTTGACTTCTTGCCAGATTTTGTTCTCCATTTTTGTTTTGTCCATGCCTTTAAACTTTTTTGACTTTTAGCTAGACCCATATGATCTCCTAGTTAAATTGTTGAGGTACATATTGTTCTTCTACATTAATACTAATCTGTACTGAAGAATCTGTACTTGCTAATCCTCTAATATTATCTGATTTATGTAACCAAAACCCGTCTGTTATTTGTATCAGAGCATTTGCTTTTAATGTTGTTGCCTCTGCTATAGTATGGTATGTAGTGTTTGCACTATCATACCAATCTAAACTAAATGTAACTGCACTACCTGTAAGATTACTAATAAATATACTTTTAATATTAGCTTCATGACTTGTAGGTACAGTATAAATATCTTGATTACTTGTTGTTAATGTTAATCCTACTGTTCTTTTTCTATTTATCATTAGTTATCCTTTAAAATTAAATCAAATGTTCCGCCAATACTAACCTGACCTGAAGCATCATTTTTACCTCTAAGTTCAATATCTGTTTTTTCTGGTATAACTAGAGGCACAGTAAAATCAACTACAACATTATTTCTGTAAATTTCAAATAATTGTTTAATTTTAAAAACACTATTTAACTCTCTTGTAAATAAACCTACAAAAGCTGCTTTATTATCTTTTGTAGAAGTTGCTTGTATTCTTGTTAAATATCCAGTCTTACCTGCAGGAATAGTATAGTTTGCTTGTAAGGTTTGGTTATCATATTCTGCTTCCATTCTAGATTGTTCATTCCCACCAACGGTTGCTGTAATCGTTCCTTCCATTCCATTAGATGATCCAGCAGTCAATACTTCCATTCGATTCACTCTTAAAAAAGTATTTGTAGAAGTTACATTGGTTGTACCATTCATGGTAATGGTTTCTTCTTGAAAATCGTAATTACCATCGAGTCCTTGTATCTTAATCGTTCTTGCACCTGTACCTGCAGAGGTATCATCAGCATCATCTGATACAACAGTAACGGTTCCAGCAGATGTTGGGTAGGTAAAATTAGCAGAACCTAATGCAATCACTTCCCAATCCGTAGGTACTTGATCGTTAAATCCAAATTTATTAACAGATGAATAGCCTGATATATTTCCCTGTGCTACTTCTAAATAAAATGGAACATTTTTAACTTCAGGATAATACGTTATCATTATCTATAACCACCGCCTGCTTTCTTGTATGCTTTTGCTAACATTTGTGCTTTTCTAGCAGACCATTGCCCACTATTACCACCTTTATTGCCAGCTTTAATACGTTCAAATAATCTTTTTCTTAAAGTTGGTTTAGTATAATTGCCAGCTTTATTTACTGTACTTTTTTTCTTAGTCATCTTTTAACTCCTTAAAGTTGTAGTCATAACTGCCTTCCTCATGTTCATCAGTTATCCACTTAGAACAAGTTTCGACTGACCACCTTTTATCACTAACTAATCTGTGAATGATAGGTGGTTTATCAAGGTCAGTACCCATAGATGCATCAAATACTCTTAATCTATTATTAGGTTGTATTGCATAATTACCATCATCTAATTCAATAACATGACCACATTTGTGTTGATCTGGTTTTTCAGAATACCCAAAGTTTAATTCGTTGTAATCTCCAGCACACCAATCAATTGTAAATAAATAAGTACCTTTTCTTTTTACCTTACGTCTTGATATGTATTGCATCTTACAGCCTGCTAATTCGTAAAATGTAGTTACACCTACGTTATAACTAAAGCTGTCCCACATAACCAATTCATTAAGAGGTAATTCTTTTGTGTTAGGTCTTTTACAAAATGCAGATATAGGTGCTCTCCACCATATACCACCATCTTCCATTAGAAAATGAAATAAAGGAACCTGATTAGGGATAGAACTAAAACCAAAAATAGCACATTCAAAATATTTATCGTGTGAATCTTTTTGATTCCTTAAATAGTTACCTC